CGCTCTTAACGGCTCCACTCCCGCTCAGGTCGCTGGGCTTAATCTTACCAAAAAACAAAAACGGAGTTACTTGCTCGTTGCTTAATCATTGTGACTGGTTTTTCATTTTAACTTTACAGTGCCGTTATCAGGTGTATTTGCAAAGGCTCCGGCATCTTTCATCGGGAGCATATTGCCGTTTATTAGGTAGAGGTCGCCACCATCCTCTGTGGGGATTTTATCGAGGTTTTCAAGTTCACGGATATCGTTGGCGGACATCCATCCGTTCTGCCGTGCAACGGCATAACCGTTCATCCGGCTTGCGTAGTCGCCTCGGAGCAAACCTTCTACATTGAATTTGACAAACATCGAATCTTTTTCTTCCTGGGAAAGCAGAGTCCGCATGATGGACTGCTCCCAACGAATCACCCATGGGTCAAGAGTGTATTTGACAAACTCAAGCGACTGCTGCTCAATATTAGAAAAGCTTGATTTTTCCAAGTCGCCGACCATATGGGGCGGCACTCGGAAGATTCGAGCAATTTCGTTTATTTGAAATTTTCTTGTTTCCAGGAATTGAGCCTGTTCCGGGGAGATGGAAATCGGTGTGTACTTCATTCCTTCCTCAAGCACGGCTACTTTACCGCTGTTCGAGCTGCCGCCGAACTGGCTCATCCAGGCTTCACGGACTTTTGTAGGATCTTTAATCGTTCCCGGATGTTCAAGCACGCCGGACGGTGCGGCACCGTTGGCAAAGAACTTAGCACCGTATTCCTCGGTGGCAATGGCAAGACCGATGGCGTTTTTCGCCATAGCAATCGGTGAATATCCGACTAACCCGTCAAAGCCTAGTCCCGGAATGTGAAGAACATCACGGGGTGAAAGAATGACCGTTTCCATACCTTTGATTGCTTCATCACCACCTCGATTGTACCGGTAATAAAGCCGTCCGTTCTCATCTCGATCAACCGACATCTTATTCGGTATCAGCGGATACAACCCGATGACTTCGCCTTTACCGTTACGGATAATCTGCGCATATGCGTTTCCCCACAACAAAAGATGAGTCATGAGCGTCTCTCGGAACACGAATGAACTCATCTCGGGATTTGGTTCGTCATGAAGTATTCGGTAAAGCGGATGGTCGATTGCTTTTGCCTTGCCACCGTCATCTGTGTATTTATAAAGGTGGAGTGGAAGTTCGGCGACAGCTTCGGAAAGAATGCGGACGCAGGAGTAAACCGCCGTCATCTGCATGGCGGAGCGTTCTGTTACCGATTTTCCGGCTGTGGAACCGCCCATAAAAAAAGTGTAGGCGCTTCCGGCTGTTCTGTTTTGCGGCTTGTCTCTCGATTTAAAGAGACCTGAAAAAATACCCATTCAGTTATCCTCCTGTTTAGATAAATAAAAGACCACGAGTATCATAGACGCTTTCGGTCATATCGTTTGCACACCGGATGGCACGGTCGAGAGCCATAACCGTAGCAACGGCACCATCGATCTTCTCCGTGGACTATTCCTTGTCGGGTTTGATGTTTCCCGCAGAGTCGCTTTTTATGAAGATATTGTCCATCATCCAACGGAGAACAGGATGGCCGCCGTGGGCAATTCTACCCTCTAACACGAGTTTCATCAGTTCCTTTGTCGGCGGTGACATATCCTTGAAGCCTTGCCCGAACGGCACAACTGTAAAGCCCATACCCTCGAGGTTTTGAACCATCTGGACAGCACCCCAACGGTCGAAAGCTATCTCACGGATATTGTATTTTTCACCGAGGTTTTCGATGAATTTCTCGATGTATCCGTAATGAATGACATTGCCATCAGTCGTTTGCAGATAACCTTGCCGTTCCCACACATCGTAAGGCACGTGATCTCGGTTGACTCGGGTTGTCATATTGTCTTCGGGAATCCAGAAATACGGCAAAATGATGTATTTGTCATCTTCATCCGTAGGGGGAAAAACAAGCACCAAAGCCGTGATATCCGTCGTGGAAGAAAGGTCCAGACCGCCGTAGCAGACACGACCCTCGAGTTCTTCTTCATCGACGGCAAAGGAGCATTTATCCCACTTTTCCATAGGCATCCAACGGATGGATTGCTTCACCCACTGGTTGAGGCGGAGTTGCCTGAAGGCGTTCTCTTCGCCGGGATTCTGCTTGGCGGATTCGCAGGCCGCTTTGACTTTATCGATGCTGACCGTGATACCGAGAGAAGGGTTGGCTTTCTTCCATACTTTCGGGTCGGTCCAGTCGTCGGTTTCATCCGCACCGTAGATCACGGGATAGAATGTCGGGTCGAATTTTCGACCTTCCAGAATGTCCTTTGCTTTCTGATGCGTTTCATAGCAGATGGAATGTGTATCTGTACCGGCGGTTGTGATCAGAAAATATAACGGCTGCATTCGTGCGTCGCCGGAACCCTTTGTCATAACATCAAAGAGTTTTCGGTTTGGCTGGGTGTGAAGCTCATCGAAGATAACACCGTGCGTATTGAAGCCGTGCTTGTTTGCCACATCGGCGGACAGCACCTGGTAGTAGCTCATCGTCGGTTTAAATGTGATCCGTTTCTGTGATTCCTGTATTTTTACCTGGCGTAGGAGCGCCGGCCTTTTTTTGACCATATCGACGGCAACATCAAAAACGATTTTTGCCTGATTTCGGTCAGCGGCACAGCCATAGACTTCGGCACGTTCCTCACCGTCGCCGCAAGTGAGAAGAAGAGCAACGGCGGCAGCGAGTTCGCTTTTGCCTTGCTTCTTCGGAATCTCGATGTAGGCGGTGTTGAATTGCCTGTACCCGTTCGGCTTCAGAATGCCGAAAACATCCCGGATGATTTGCTCCTGCCAGTCGATTAACTCGAACGGCTTTCCTGCCCAGGTGCCTTTCGTATGGCAGAGATGCTCGATGAAGCTAACGGCATAATCCGCTGAGTCTTTATCGTAAACGGAATCCTTCGCCTTGAACCGCGTCGGTGTGTATTTCTTCAGCTTTCGCAAATTGTCGCCTCCTTTCGGGCATAAAAATAAGTCCCGCCGTCATTGGTGCGACTTTCGTAATATGAGAGACAGCCCCATACGGAGCTGTGCATTTTGTTTTTAGTTATGTTTCCTGTTGTGTCGCCCAAGAAAAGTGTGTATATATCACACCATTTCAGCCAGAGATTTTGCGGCAGGAATCCTCACCGTAAACCACTCCGAGAGAAGAACCGCAATCCCAGGAAACGAAGATGGTTCCTACATCATCGATATGGGTAACGGTACCAAGGCAACCGGGCTTGAGCTTCGTGTTATATGGGTCATCCATATGGATGAGTTCCACCCGACAACCGATGAGATATTCAGCGCGAAGAGAACGGAGTTGTTCAGATGTTATGATCTTAAACATTGTCGGTTACCCCCTTTGGTTCTTTGAAAGCGGAAGACCCGGTGAAATGCCGGAGCAGAATTTTGCGTTCGTTTTTGAACTTATCACCGATGAAACCGAGACGAAGAAGGAAGCATCGGAATGCGTATTTCCCGTTTTCGATGTCTTTTTCTTTCACTGTGATTTTCTTCTGCGTTTTACATAGTTCAATCATCGAGGTGATGAGGTGAACGATGGCTTCGAGTTCATCCGAATCGGTAAATTCCGGGAGCCAATCGAAAGTGATACGTTCACTCTCGACCGTGATGGGAAGTGCCTCGACACCGAGTGCTTTTTTTATGAGGCTTCCTTTTGCTTTAATCAGATTGCGGAGGTTTTGGATTTGTCCGTCAGTCATCGTATTCGGCAGCGTGATGGAAACGGCGGTCGGCTCATACTCCGAGGGAATCTCCTCGAAGCCTTCATCGTAGAGGTGCTCGATGAGCCTTTCGACCGTTTCCTCGTCCGCGGTGTTTTCCACCGTGAAGTTGCCGTCCTTATCGATGGTGGCGAAGCCGACCTTGTAGGCAAAGCCCGGTGCGCCGAGGTATTTTACCTCGACCCCGAGCCACCGCCCGATTTCATTTGCGAGTTCCTTTCTTTTCTTTCCGGGAACATTGTAGTGAATTGCCATTGGATGATCCTCCTTGTTTTTTGGTAGTCACATATTAACTCTGAAAGAGGATTATATCCAGTCAATTTCTACATCTTTTGAGGTAGAAAAAATGCGTATTATTCGCCGTCGGATCGTGTGTAATACACAATGCCGGACAGAACGAACCATACGCACGGAAGAGCGACTCCGTTACCCCACATCTTATATTCCGATGCGTCGGCATACGGGTCTTTCAACCACTTGATGATTTGATTTTCGGTTTTGGGTTTGGAGGAAGAGCCGGTTATTTTCCGGTGCGTTTCCCATACCTCGCTCCAAAAACGAATATCCTCGTCGGTCGGTTCGGGAGTGCCGAGGTCGGAGCACCAACTGTCGGGAAAACCCTGGAGTCTTGCACATTCCGTCGGTGTGAGCCTTCGCACGGTGTATCCATGTTCGACCACACCGTTTTGAAAACCGGGGTTCGTGCCATTCACCAGGGTGACTGATTTCTCTTCGGTTGGTGTCACACATTCCGCTTTCATCTGCGGATAGAAACCAACGGCAGCGACAGCCCCCGGACCTTTCGCCACAATAGTCGGTTGAACTTCCTCTTCGATGGCGGGACGGTACTGTGCGTTCGCGCCTTGGTTGAAAGCATCTCTGCCAATGCCGTAGGACGGTTCGGTGATGACGGTCGGGTCTTTGAAGTCACGCGCCAGCACGGGAGGTGCTTTTTCCTCAGCAACATTTGGAAAACTGCCGGTCGTCATAGAGAAGATTGGCTTTTCCTCATAAGCGACACCATGAACTTCGGTAGCGTTCAGAGTATAACTGACTTCCTCTTCAGAGTAGCCGTTGCCGTGATGGGACGGGCGAGATCCGTTTCCTTCGACAGATACAGTATCCACGATGACGGGTTCGCCTGCGTGGGTGCAAGCGAGAGTCGGAGCTTTTTCTTCGGTGATGCCGCACCCGGATTTACCGCCGCCCATATCGACACAGACCACAGCGATTCCACCCTGGTTGCAGGATGGATTACCGCCGTTGCCGTCAAGGGTTCGGGATGTGTCGGCTTTATAAATACCGCTATGCGGATTGTCGGATTTCATCGAGTTGGAGTCTTTGGAACAGATGCCGAAAGGCTGAAGGACACAGTTGAAGTTGTCCTTGTCCGGCATTCGCTGACTGCCTCCGGCATTGTTTACCGTCAAGGTCGGAGCGGTTTGACCGCCGTCCCAGTTTGTCGGCTCGAAAAGCGTCTGGTCATTGTTGCAGGCGAGGGTTGCCGACTTATCCGTTTGGACGAGCGGACCCTTACCGCCGCCTTCGCGTCCGCTTCGGATTTTCAGTACAAGCGGAACATTCCCGCCACCGGTTCCCATTCGTCTGGTCAATGCCTGAACGGTACTGTCATCGGACAGTTTCACTCGGCTGTCTGCGGGATGGTTTTCTATAGAAATGGCGGCGGGAACCGTGCCGGCACGAAGCGTGGGGGCACACTCCTCCTCATATCCTATACCTTGTGCTTTTGCAGAATGCTCGGTGCAGAAGCCGGCGGCCTCCATAACGCAAGGCGGATGGTGTGCTTCGGCACGAAGGGTGCAGGTCACATCGTCGGTGACATCCATTCGGTTGCCACCCTGGTCATTGAGAACCACACCGTTTCGCCCAGTGGACATTCCGCAGTTGATTCCGAGGGTGGCTTCTTTGTCGCCGGTCAGATCGCCGTTATATCCGTCGAAGCCTGTCGCTCCAAAGCTATGCGAAGCACCGGAGGCAGTTCTTTTCCACGAGCGGAAGCTCTCCGCAGAATACCCAGACAAGCCTTCCGACTCAAATAGTATTTTACCGGCACACCCACCTGCAAAATCTGCGACAAGGTAGATGCGTTTTCTTCTCTGGGGCACTCCCCAGTATTGAGCATCAAAAACCCGCCATGCGACGGAGTAATCGTCTGCCACGACAAGTCCTGCACTCGGCCACTTCTGCGGTCGAGGAGTATCAGCTTCACTGTCTTTGATACGGCAGATTTCATCGATGACCGCTTTGAAGTCTTCGACGCCGTTGGAGCTGAACGTGCCGGGGACATTTTCCCAGACGATATATCTTGGTTTGTTTCCATTGGTTGCTTTCCTCATTTCTTTTACAATACGGACCGCCTCGTGAAACAGTCCGCTTCGTTCACCGTCAAGTCCGGCTCGTTTCCCTGCGACCGACATATCCTGGCAAGGTGAACCGAAGGTAATGATATCCACCGGAGACAGCTCGGCACCGTTCAACTTTGAAACATCGCCGTAGTGTTGCATTGAGGGAAATCGCTTCGTAGTCACCCTGATCGGAAACGGTTCGATTTCCGATGCCCACAGCGGGGTGATACCGGAAAGGATACCGCCGAGAGGAAAACCGCCGGAACCGTCAAAGAGGCTTCCGAGGGTCAGTTCATTATTGCTCATCGGAAGCCTCCATCTCGGCTTTGACCTCTTCCAGGGTCATTGTCCGACCGTCACGAATAACCGAAATGTCTGCGGTGCTGCCACCGTTGAAAGCGGCGTATCGGGAAACCGCCACATCCACATATTTCGGTTCAAGTTCGATACCGTAGCAAGTTCGCCCGATTTGCTCACAGGCGATAAGTGTGGAAGCGGAGCCGAGAAATCCGTCAAGCACCAGTCCGTTTGTCTGTGTACACTGTTTGATGAGGTACGCAATCAGCGGAACCGGTTTAGAAGACGGATGACCGCAGCCTTCCGTTTCGGAATCTTTAATGGTGTCGAATTCAAAAATGGAGGTCTGTTTCTGGTCGCCGTACCAGATGTGTTTGCCGTCTTTGCGCCAGCCCCAGATGATAGGTTCCATATTGAATTTCCAGTCCGTTCGCATAAACGGAGCGCGAGGCTTTTTCCAAATAAGACCCGCGCCGACTTTGAACCCGGCATCCTCGAAAGCATCGTAAAATAAACGAGTTTTCATTGTTGCATAGAATTCGTAAATGGAAGCATCCTTTGCCATCGCTTCTTTGAAGTTGGAAAACACCTTCATCAGGAAATCGTAGGCGTCCTTATCGTTAAGGTTATCGTTCGCAATGGTACCTGATTTGTTTTTAAGGTTCACAAAATACGGAGCATCGGTGCAGACGAGGTTTACCTTAGTGCCGCCGAGCAGTTTATCAAAGGTTGACCGGTCCGTGGAGTCCCCGCAAATAACCTTGTGCTTCCCGAGTGTCCATACATCGCCCGGCTTGGAGAACACCGGTTTTTTAAGTTCGGCATCCACATCAAAGCCGTCATCTTCCGCGTCACTTCCGTCATCAAAGAGTTTTGCGAGTTCGGCTTCGTCAAATCCCGTAAGGGACAGATCAAAAGCCTCTGCCTGCAAGCCTTCGATTTCTACACGGAGAAGTTCTTCATCCCACCCGGCATCCATAGCCATGCGGTTGTCGGCGATCATGTACGCTTTTTTCTGCGCTTCAGTCAGGTGATCGGCAAGGACGCACGGCACTTCGGCATATCCTTCTTCCTTGGCGGCAAGCAGTCTGCCATGCCCGGCGATGATTCCAAAGTCCTTATCAATGATGATTGGGTTGATAAAACCGAACTCACGAAGCGAGGAGCGGAGTTTGCTTATCTGCTCCGAAGAGTGGGTACGGGCATTGTTTATATAGGGTACCAACTTATGTATCGGTACCAACTGAAATTCGGTGGTTGTTTTCATCAGACGAGCCCCCATTCCGCAAATTTCTCAAAACCGCCGTAAGCGATGATGAAGTCATGAGCGATGCGGACGATCTCGGAATAAGGTCTGCCGTCGATTTCTGTATCACCGATGGCACAGCAGAGTTCAATGGGATAACCTTCATTTTGCGCTTTGAGCCAAGCATAAATATTGACCGACACATCGGATTTCGAGAGGTCTTTTCCGTGAAGACCGCCGCCCGTGACGGAATCCGCCATATCCGATCCGAGTTTACGGTTGGTAGCGCCTGTGTCGACATCGGTGCCGCCTGTCCAGTCGCCGAGAGGATTGACTTCGGCTTCGGGGTAGGTTTCTTTCAAATGTTCGGTTTTCGCATTGCTCTGACAGATGATGAGACGGTCGCCGGACAATATATACTTACCGTCGCAGAGATACACATTATAAAGGTGATGAGCGATGGAAGAGAGGTGTTTCTGTTCGGCAGTTACCGGGACACCCTTGAAAATGCCATTGTCACCGCAGCGGATTTCCTCCGCCTGATTCTTTGCGAGGCGTTTATCCTGCGGCACAGCGTGGTAATCGCATAGTACATTGCCGGCGATTCTGGACACGATCTCACCGACCTTGTCCTGCGGTAATTTTACCGACGTCTCGGCAACGATATGGCAAACCCCATGACCGATGAGCACCTCAACGGCTATTCTCGGATTG